GTTAGAAGCCGAGGTGGCCTTCACGTTGACAGCGATCGCAGTGCCGCGAGCAGCCCAGATCGTGGCGTCAACTTTTGACGCTGCGTAGTCCTGCTGAAAGTTGATCGTGATTGAACCCGACTTGAGTCCGCCCGTGCGAGTCTCGTTGCCTGAGCTGCCAAAGTTCGTGGTCTTGACGTCAGCGGTCTCGTCGTTGATTTCAACGGAGTCGACATGATCTGACAAATCGACACCGTTCACCGTGATGACCGGTGCGGTGATTACAAAAGCGGCCATGTCGGCCCTCCATGTGTACGCAAACAAACGCCGCTGGGGCGCTGTTTATTGGTTGATGTGGAGAGGGTTGGTGAAGCGGTTACTGAATCGCTGCAAAAGCTGCGAATGTGAGCGACCCTGACGAGCCGCCGATCGTGTACGAGATGCGCCAGTTGGCGTCAGTCGTCGTTGTTGTTGAGCTGCCGAAACCAGAGCCGATAGCGCTGATTGATCCCAGCGTCACTCGATCGTTCGGGCTGCCAAAGCCTGAGCTCGACGCTGACTGCAGCTTCGCTGTGATCGTTCGGTTGCCCGAAACGGCGAGCACATGAATGCCGAAGTAGGCGGTCTGTGTTGCTGATTGAGCGCCGAGGCTGACCGAAGTGCCCGAGCCCGAAGCGCTGACTGCCGTTGAGGGCGAAAGCACCATGCCCATCAGAAGACCTTCAGGCTGAGCGGCTTCAAGTGTGGCGTCAATGCGTGCAACGTCGCCGACTTTCATCGGATCTTTGAATGACTTGAGCAGGCCGCGAATCGCATAGACACGATCGCCAGCGGTGACGGTGCCACCAGTGGGAAACGCGCAAGCGGTGAGCAGCTCAATCGTGCCGCCACGGTTGGCGGTGATGGCTGGCTCGCTGATTGCTGGCTCAAGGAACGTCATCACGTTGACGGTGGCGTCTTCGAGTCCGGCGATGTTCTTCACGTTGCCTGAGTCGGCAAACGTCGTCACTGGCAATGTTGCGAACGATGAGTCAATGCTGATCTCGTTGGCGGCGCTGGTGAGGTCGTAGCCGCCGTAGTAGATGGCGCAGTCTCTAAGGATGGGCACGAATGGCTCCTAGCGTGCGTAGACAGTCACGGAGAACTCGCCGCCCCAATACTGGAGTGAGGCGACTTCTTCGGAGTTGAGTGGGCGAAACGATTCAACGATGAGCGACTCAGCGACACCGCCGAGCGTGGGGTCTGTCTCGATCGCTGCTCTCACCGAAGTTGATGAGCCGGGATCGGCGAAGGTGTCGAGGGTGTGTGCTGCCTCATCGAGCAAGCCTTGAGCGACGAGCACATAGATGCGAAACGTGTACGCCTTGAGTGCGGTCGTTGAGTTGAGACTGCGGTGGTATTCAATCGAGGGTGTGATGACCACAGCGGCCGGTGGTGTGACTTGCCCTGGCTCAGCGGCGTAAGTGTTCAAGCCGCTAATCGTTGACAGCGCCGTCACCAGACCGGTGCGGATCTGAGCAACAGTGCTCATGCGACACCGGCGATTGAGTCACCTGCGCGATAGGGACGAAGCAGCTGCACGGCTTGAGGGCTCATCTTGCCGATGCGCACTGCGCCCATCTCGCCGAAGCCAGCAACGCCGAACGGTGCCTCACGCAGCTTGAAGATCTCGCCAGCGATAATCAGACACGCTTGTCGGACGGGCTCAGGAACTGTTGCCCATCCCCATTTTGCAGTGATCTGAATTGGCGGCAGCTTTGTGTTGAGCGGCAGCACTGGCGTTGTCCAGCGCAGTCGAGTTGTTGGCATTCCGCTGATGCCGTCGGCAATGCCGTTGAGGGGTTCGGGGGTGAAGTCGACACCTGAGGTGTAGGTGGTGTCGTAGGTGCCGTCGTCGTTGCTTGACACTTTCACCGTTGAGATTGACCAGGCGTCGTCGATGATGGCGATGCGCTCGTCTTTCGACCAGTAGAGCCGAGCCGTTGCTGAGCCGTCGGCGTAGAACCGTCGAGCAGTCCAGCCGTCGATCTCGCGCGAGGCGGTGTTGATGGCGCTGGCGAGGTCGTCGCCATAGGACGCAGCCGACACGGTCATGTAGGTGGCGAGATCAGCGGCAGTGCAGTAGCCGTTGGTGACTGTGACTGTCATAGCCCTGAGCCCTTCCAAGGATTGAACACGACGCCAAGTGCGACGAATGGCAGCGCCCAAGGCGGCAAGACGTGAACACAAGCGAGTGCAAGAACGGGTGCTGCCCATTGATAGAGGCGCACAGAATCGGTGGCGACGATCAACTGGCTGTAGCCGAGCGCAAGCGCAGCTGCGAGTTGAGCGTCAAGACCGGCGAGGCCGACGACCATCGCTCCCCAGGGAGTGACCATCGTGAACGGTTCAGCCCACAGACCGGCGTGGTATTTGCGAGAGGCTTTGATCGGGTGCTGTAGAACCCATGCGTTCTCGGCATCGAGCACGTCGTCGCCCTGGCGCATAAGCCAACGAACGGCGACCGGCAGCAAGCCGATCAGCAGCACAGGGTTCCACGCATAGACGCTCACCCAGATGGGTGAGGTCTCACGAACGCAGCCAGCAATGAGTGCAAGTAGCACTGCTGCTGGCCAGAAGATTGGCAACATCAGCGCAGCTGCGAGAGCAAGCGCCATGCCGGTGGCGTCGACGAGAACGGGGCGACGCCACGAGAAAGCGATACCAGGAAGGAACGCCACGCAGGCCATCCACACAGAGCCCGCATAGGCCGCTGAGAGCGCGCCTAGCGCGACGATTGCGCACTGTGTAGTGATTGTCCATCGGCGTGGATTCTGCCCACACAGGCGCGGCAGCAGCCATCGAAGATGGAATGGGCGCGCGACTCGCTGCTGTGCAGCTGCGTAGTAGCGAACGCCGTCAGGAGTCAGCACGAGTGCCAGCCGTTGCGGTGCGCAGCATGCGGTACATCGACTCGTCGAGCACATAGTTCGTGCCCTTGACGTGGCCGATCTTGGCGCCTGTGTGCACGAAGATTGAAAAGCCTGACGCCTTGGCGAGTTCGCAGAAGACAACGTCTTCGCTCACCCAAGAGTCAATGCCGGTGTGCGGATATTCACCGAACCACGACCACTTGCCCAGACCTACGTCTTTGCGAATCTTCTCAAGCACCGATCGGTGGATGAGTAGAAATGCACAGCCGGTGGCGTCGACTTCGACCATGGCCGAGTCGGGGTAGTCAAACATTGCGCCGTAGCCGCCGTCTGGTTTGGCGACAAACAGTGTCGGAACGAGGGTGGCAAACGGTCCTGCGTAGTAGCCGTCCTGGCCGAAGCACAGACCGCCGACGATGGGTGCTTTGCGTTCGTGTGCGTGATGAGCGACGAGTTTGAAGTCATCAACGGTGAAGCTCATGTCAGCGTCAACGAACAGCAACCAGTCGTCGTTGCATCCATCAAGGAACTCAGCGATTGCTTGATTGCGTCCTCGAGTGATGCCGCCACCGCTGCGCACGTTGATGCGTCCGGTGATGATGTCGCCGCATGCTCGTGAGAGATCTGACATTGAGATTGCAAAGTCTGAAGCCACGAGACCGGGGTCAAGCCAAGCAAGACAAACGGTGCCTTTGATAGCCACGACAAACTCCTAGAGGGTGAGAGGGTGTGGGCTGGCCGACGACCCTCGGCGTCAGCCAGCCCACGAGCTACCAACTACTGAAAGATCAGTAGCCAGAAGGCGCAGCGAAACCAGTGCCGGAGCAGACCGAAAGTGCGGTGCTGTAACGACGTGAGGTGAACGCTGAGTAGTTGTAAACCTGCAGACGGGCCTGAAGCGTGTTTGCATCAGTCTCGAACAGCACACGAGTACGTGCCGGACCTTCAAACAACGCAAGATCGCTGAAGCGGCCGACGATGACTCGAGTCTGGGACGTGCTGTAGGTGTTGCCGATGTTCGGGTCGAGATACACGTTGACGCCAGCAATGGTGCCAACAAGTGATTCGGCCTGAGTGTCGGACATGACGCCAGCGGCGTTGAACGGAGCGCCACCAGTGGGCACAACGAACGGACGGCCGTTGCTGTCAACCTGGCTGACAAGCCAGTACCACATCGACGGGTTCATCACGACTGAGTCAGCCGGGAGGAAGCGGTTCTTTGCAACGTTGGAGATGCCCTGAGCGATGGCGGCGTAGACGCCGGCAGCGGTCGGGGTCGTCGCCGTGTAGGTGACCGAAGTGACTGCGGTGTTGGTGAGGATGCCTTCATGGGCACCGCTGGAACCGGCACCGGCAATGACAGCCGAACCGATCGCCTGGGCGTGAGCCGCAATGAGGTCAGCGAACACAACCTGATCGAAGTTGATTGGGCTCTGCTCAAGAAGCTGAAGCGCAAACACTTGCTGACCGGCGTAGGTGTTGACCGGTGCGGTCACAACCGTGGTGGTCATGTCAGTGTTTGATGCGGCAGCGTTGTCAGCCTGAGCAGCAACAGACGCGCCACCCGAAATCTTCGGGAGGTTGATTGAGTCGGTACCGGCTGGAAGCTCGAACTTTGAGGCAAGGTCGGCGGTCACACGACCGGCGCGAGCGAGCTTGATGTACGAGTTCATAAGCCAGATCGGAGGCACGAAGTCTCCGCCTTGGCCATCGGTGCGGCTCATGTTGGTGCGCTGTTCCACAACCATTTCTTCAGCGTGACGCTGAAGACGTGAGCGTGCTTCTGAATCGAAACGACCAGGAGCCTGAGAGAGAGCGAGGTCCTTGAAGTAGGAGTGCTCGCCGTTCTGACGGTAGGTCAGTTCGTTGGACTAGACCGAAACACGAGCTTCGGTTGCATCGGCTTCGCCGAGGTGCGCGGCTTCTGCGCGCGCTTCTTGATCTGCAGCCACGACGGACTCCATTTCTGTGATGCGAGCACGAAGCTCGACGGTTTCTTCGTCGATACCCGCGATGACTCCGCGGATTTCGGCGAACTGTGTGGTCTCAAGCTCGTTGAGCTCTGAGCGTTCTTCTGAAGCAGGCACGGCCAGAAGAGCTTCAAGCTCATCAGCCTTTGCAGCCCGCTCATCAAGACGTGTGCGCAACTGAGCGCGCAGCTTGTCAAGAAACTCCATGAGAGTTTCCTTTCGTTAGATGATTAGGGGCCCAGGTGCGTAACGGGTGACGACAAGGTGCCAAGGGCTACTTGGCGGCGTTGTCGACGGCGCGTCTAGCGGCGTGGGGTTTGGTTATTTCCGCTAGGCGGCGTTGGTGCGGACGACAGCCAGTTCGGCTTGTGCGTCTGCGAGCGAGACCGAACGCATCATGCCTTCGGTCTCGTCGATCTCTTCCGACATGCCTTCAGCATCTTCGGCTTCGTCGACTTCTTCCCACCAGTCAAGTGCGCAAAGCACGTTGACTAGGGCTCGAATGGATTGAGCAGCAGGTGAACCGGCTTCAAGTTCGGCTGCTTCGCCAGCGATGAGCTGGGCGAGCAGGCTGCGAATCTGAGAGACGAGATCGTCTTCGGCTGCTTCGGCTGCGGCGTCAAGCTCGCGCTCTTCAGCCTGGGGATGAGCGGCGTTCATTTGTGCCACGGTTGCCTCACTTGCTGGGTAGGTGACGAGGGAGGCATCGAACAGCTGCACCTCTTTGATTCGTCGTTCGGTGTAGTCCTCGTTCCACGCTTGGCGTGTGACTCGGAAAGCAAAACTCATCTGGTCGACATCGCCACGCAGAACCGCTGAACGCACCGACTGTGCGTAGGGCGACTGCGAGTCAAGGTCTGCGTTGACCATCATGCCCATGTCGTCAGAGATGAGACGCATGGTGCCGGACGCTGTGCGTGCCAGGGCGATGCCGCCGTGATCGTAGAGAAGTCGTACGTCTGCGCCGTCTTTGATGGACTTTGCAGTTGCGCCGCGCTCAACGATTTCCATCCAGCCGCCAGCCTCAGGTCCGCCAGCGATCGGATAGGCCACGTCGTAAACGGTGGCATAACCGCGCAGGTTGAACTCTGATTCGGTGGGGGCAGTGATCGTCGGGGCTGAGTCAACAACTCGGACTTCGACGCCGACCTTGCCGCGCTTTGTGGTGCGCTCGTCGGTCAGCTTCTTGCGCTGTTCGTCGCTTAGACGATCAAGCACTTCTTCAGGCAGTGAATCAGGCCGCATTGTTGGGCTCCACTGAATCGGGTGCTGTTGGTTCGGAGATGGGTTCGGTGGCGTCGATCTTTGCTGCGAACGGTGGCCAGAGGTACTGCTGGCCGTCGCCGTTTGGCAGCGGTGGCAGGTTGTCTTCGGCACGAATCTCGTCGACTGAACGCACACCCATGCGCAAGCGCTGAGTCTGAATGTCGACGCGCGTCTTGGCGTCAGTGCGCAGCAGCTCGTCGGTGTTGGCACGGACGTTGACTGAGGTGCGCAGTAGCGCCGAAAGTGCGTGCTCTATGCGAACGATCCACGGTCGAGCAGATAGTACCAACAGATGCGCCATCTTTGATTCGACGTTGATGTAGGTGTTCGTTGTGCCGCCGTCTGCGCCGATCATCTCGGGAGGAACTCCGAAGATGCGTGCGATGGCTGTGGCGTTGAGGCGTGAGGTTTCAATGAACTGTGATTCGTCAGGGCTGACGGTGATCGGTGTGAAGTCCAGTCCAGCGCCAAGCACAGCAACGGAGCGGTTGCCGTGAATGGCTTCGTTCCAGCGTTGCTTCATCACGTTGGCTTGTTCGCCTGTGAGCTGCTGATCGGTGGAAAGCACCGCCGATGGCACTGCGCCATCGCCGAACCACTTTGCACCGAACGCTTCAGATGCGAGGCCGAGGCCGATCTGCTGGCGGGCGTAGTCGATCGG